AGCATCTTGAGTAATAACTGCACCACCGATATAATCACCAACCAACTTATGAGCAAGATGGTCAATAGAATATTCAGCCTGAACTCTTGGCCTTTGACTAAAAGCATACGCCAATGCGGAGTTGTGTATTACAAATCCACCAAGAACATTTCCATTAGTTAATGCACCATCATCAGAATCAACTGCATCATTATGATTGGTAGATGTAATGTTATTAGATAAAAGAACATTCATACCCATAACAGTACCAACAAATCCATTTGGTACATCTACCATACCAGTTTTAGACACATGGATAAATCCATCTATTCTAAATAAAGAAGCATACAAAGTTGGATTTAAAATTAATGTACACTCATTCATTGGACAGTCATTTTCCATAACTACTTTGCTCATGTGTGCCAATGTAGCCACATCAATAGTTTTAGCTACTGTATTATAAGGCTCAATATCAATACATTCTGTTGTTAAAGCAAGTGCTGTTTCAACTTGTGCATCAAAACCAAGTGCAAGACGATAACCGATTGAATCGGCATATCTTGTCAATAGATCTGAACTTGATTGTATTACACCAATATCAGCCACCATTGTGCCTGTGACATTATGAGTTGTACAGGTTAGGGTGAAAGCATCTTCAGTTGCACTTGTATAATCAAATGCTACATGAGCAGCCTTTGCTACTACTGCTGGAACATCAGCTACTGTTGGAATGCGAATAATATCACCACCACTAGATATTAGTGATGACATATCCGTTCCTGGGGAAGCTAATACTACATTTTTCTTAAAAGACGCCCTAACGGCATCACTCCATAGTTCTGGGACAAATACCGCTAACTCGGTATCGACTTCTTGGCTAGTTGCTGTTGCTGCAAATCCTGTTGCCATTTAAATCTCCTTCAATTTTACCCTCTATCATCCACTCTAAAAGTATTAACCTTATTATTGAGCTTTCAAGTAGGGTTAATTATTTGTTTTTTGTATAAGAGTGCAAAATTTCATCCCAGTTTTCTTTTCTCTCTTCATTTGAAAGGTCCCAAACCTTTTTTAGGTTTTTTGGTGACTGTCTAACAGCCCCTAAAGATTCTTTGGGATTTGAAACTGGTGGTTCTAATGCAGCCTTCTCTTTTGTTAATTCCTCTAGGAAATCAACAGTCTTTGTTGAAAGGTATTCTTTCCTTTCATCGTCAGAAGTTAGACCATTAACTAGATTTTGTTTATAATTAGATACAATATTAGATTGTGATTCTAACTTAGAATTTAAATTATCAATGGTTGAATCTTTTTCAGTAAGCAATTCTTTCAACTTACCTTGCTCTTCTAACTTTGCAATCCTTCTTTTTTCATTATCAGCATCTCTTTTGGAAATCTCTGTTTCTAATGCTTTAATTTTTTCTTTCTTTGCCATTACCTCTTGCAATAAACTAGGATCAGAAGGTGATTCCTGTTTATTCTCTACCGCATTACTTGGGTTTTCTTGAGCTATATCTTGCTTCATTTCTTCGGTCATCTCTTACCTCTTTTATTAATATTTTGTTTAAACTACCCTAAAACTTATAAATTATTGTATGATTAATACAATAGAATGTTAATAACTTGTGGATAACTTGCAAAGTTATAAACAACAATGGTTTAATTTTGTTGATTACATTCCACACTCTGGACAATTACTTTTACATAATCCTCCTAAAGGAGAATATCATCCTAAAGATAATCCTGATGGTGCAAGATTTATAGTTGCTTGTTGTGGGAGAAGGTTTGGAAAATCTTATTCGGCAGCAAGGGAGGCGGAAGTTGTTGTAACACAGGCAAACAAAGTTGTATGGATTGTTGCCCCAACCTATAATACATCAGAAAAAATATTTAGAATAGTATATGATGAACTTGTAGTACAGAAAGGATTTAAACCATCTCATTATTCTCATAAAGAACAAATCTTAAAATTTAATTGGGCAGGTGGACAGTCAATTATATGTGGAAAAAGTGCTGAGCATCCATCTGGTCTTATCGGGGAGGGTTGTGATCTTCTTATTCTAGATGAAGCAAGTAAAATCCCGAATTTAAAACGGATTTGGGAAATGTATCTAAGGCCTACACTATCAGATAAGAAAGGAAGAGCTATTTTTATTTCTACTCCAGATGGTTATGGTACTTTTTATGATCTTTATCTTAGAGGTAAAACGCAAAATGGATGGTATTCTTTTAATTCACCATCTTGGTATAATACATTTGCCTTTCCAGAGGGGGAAGAAGATCCTGATTTAAAAGAGGCACGACAAACATTGTCTAAAGAAGTATATGAACAGGAATATAAGGCGGAATTCACTTCGCTTTCTGGTCGTATATATGGTGACTTTACTCGCCACGATAATACAGGTAATTATACATATCAACATAATTTACCAACTTTTTTAAGTTTAGACTTTGGATATAGGATGCCAGGAGCTTTATTTTTTCAAATCGCCAAAGACTCAAAAGGATTAGATCATGTGTATTTAATAGATGAAGTAATACATAAAGAAAATATGAGGACATTGGATCTTGTTAATGAAATTAAGGCTCGTAATTATAACATAGTAAGGGTATTTGGAGATCCTGCTGGTTATCAAGTACAGGCATCGGTAGGAATGGGTGAGGCTGAAATATTTTATCAAATGACAGGGCATAGAGTATATTCAGTTAGAGATAATACTAGTCGTAATATTAATTCAGGTATATCTCATGTAAGAAATTTTATATTATCTGCCGATGGAACTCGTAGATTACATATAAGTGATCGATGTCCTGGAATAATAGAAGATATTGAATCCTATAGGTATCCAGATACAAAGGATGGAAAAGAATTAAAGGAAGCTCCACTTAAAGATGGTACATCCGATCATGGTTGTGATGCTTTGAGATATTTTTTTATAAATAAATTTCCAATTAAAAATTCTAAAATAAGGAAACGAAAAAGATGATAAACAAGATATTAGGCACGGGAAATTATGCAGATAATTTAATAAAACAATCTATCAAAAATTTAAAGTATGACAACAATAGAAACAGATACAGATTCATAGACAAACTTTTAGACTATTATCAGGGGGATGATACTAGTAAATATATACAAAATTATTTTAAAGCAACCGCATTTCGTGAAATTCCCCTAATGTCTTATAATGTTACTAAAAGAATGATAGATAAAATGTCTAGGATATATACTTTGGGTGCATCTAGGACATTGTCAGAAAAAAATGATGAATATCAATCACTTATAAGGTTTAAAGATTTCAAATTAAAACATATAGAGAAAATGACTAAACTCGTTGGCACTATAGCTGTACAAGTATCATGGAAAGACAATGGGCAAGGATTACAACACTTTGAATATACCCCGTTCTATAAATTTGATGTTATTTTGAATCCTGATAACCCATTAGAACCAACTGCAATTATTTATCCAATGATGTTGCCTGTGGATGATGCTTCTGTAGCACCGAATCCATTATATTGTTTATGGGACCATGAATATAAAATTATTTATGATGCTGATATGACAGAATTAGAAAGATATGAAAATCCTTATGGTCGGATTCCATTTGTTTTCTTTCATAGGGATCACCAGATAGATAATTTTTTCTGTTATCCTGCATTTGATATAATTTCAGTTAACGAAATGATAAATATCTTATTTTCAGAGATGAATTTAGGAATGAGATTCCAAATGTTCGGTCAATATGTGGCCACAGGATTATATCAAGACGAGAAAATACAAAGAGCAGGATCTGATGAAATTATTGTAATGCCAGAAGGTACGGACCTATCTATTGTATCACCGTCTGTAAATGTTGATCATGCTTTAAAACTTGCCAGAGCTATGCTAGAATTGGTTGCTCAAAATAATCATCTTCAAATTAGTTTCTCTGATACCAATAAAGATAGACCAAGTTCTGGTATAGCATTAAAAATTAAGGATCTAGAAAGGTTTGAGGATTATCAGGATGATTTAGAAATATTTGCCCACCATGAAAGAGCCTTATATGACTTAGAACACACAATTGCCCTAGTTAATGGTTTTAATCTTCCTTTTAATTTTGGTATAGATTTTAACGAGCCAGAGTACCCTATGATGGTCCAAGACGAAATTGCTTGGAATACATGGTTGCTGGACAATAATATGACTACTAGGGCTAAATTACTCCAGAAATATAATAAGGATCTTAATGATTATCAGGCTACAACTGAACTTAAAGAAAATGAGAAAATAAATGGCAAACAAAAAAGAGAACAACCCCAGCGACAAGGATCAATATTTGAAAGACTTCGTGCTGGAACTCAAGGAACTGAATGATATAGAAATTATAATATCTGAATTTTCTCCAAAAAATAGTTTAACAGAAGCAAAACAATATTTTCTTAATCAGTTTGAAATAGCATTTGCTAAGCATTTGCTACAATTTAGGAAAGCATTTGTTTTAGGAAAAGATTTTGCAAAGAAGGTAATAGATGAAACTTGATATAGAGAAAAACTTTGATTTTAATAAAATTCAAATAAATAAATTAACTTCTGAATGGTTAAATCAGGTTGCAAATCGTATAAATAAATCAATTCAGGATGGATTAAAGACAGGAATAGATATAAATGAAAAAACATTTACTGCTGCAAGTGATTTTACTCGTAATTCTATACAAGATGGAGCATCTCATAAAAGACCTTTAGTTAGATCTGGGAGGATGGGAGAAACTCGCATACTCCGACCTACACCTGCAAAATTAAAATTCCAAGTTACTAGTGGTATAAGAAAATCTAAAAAACGATGGAATGTAAATTATAAAGGAACAAAATCTAGTGGTACTAGGGCAAAAAGCAAGATTAATTATGGTAAATTGCAAAATGAGGGATTCTTTACGAGTAAAAAATCATTAATAAAGAAAAATGTATATGTTAAAGCACGAGAATGGTTTGGAATACCTAAAAATATGTTACCTATGGGAGATGAATGGTTAAAGTTCGCTGTACAATATAATTTCACTTTCCAAAAGTTTTTAACTACAGCAATGAAGAAATTTCGTAAATAATGCCAGATTTTACTGACATATTCGGAGAGGATTTTGAAGGGATTCTCGAACAATTAGATAATCTCACCCCAGAACAGGAAATATTACTTCTAGCTGTTATAGAAAAAGCCACACTACAAGCAGAAATGCTAGAAATACAAATACAAACCGAATTAATATCTATGATTAATAATGGAATGACAAGACAGGGTGCTGAAATGGCTATTAAGGTAGATCTTAAAAAAGGCGGCAAACTACATAGTCAATTAACTAATTATATAAAATCTGCTATCGTAGAAGGTGTAAACCAATCTTCTAGGTTAGGACAATATGAAGAATATGACTTAGATAGAGGCACTTTTAAGTGGGTGACAGTAGCTGGACATAGAATATGTGAAGATTGTGAAAAAAGAGCTGGAGATATAGGAACATTTGAGTATCATGCTAGTACCCCAGGCAAAGGACTCCCTGGAGCAGGGTGGTCCATATGTAAACAATATTGTTATTGTGTATTAGATCCCACAGGAGATATCTCTACTAATGTAAATGTACCTACAGAATCAGGAATTAGGGAGAGGGGTGCTTAATACCCTCTCTCTCCTCCAACTTCTCTAATTTAGCCATCCACTTAATTCGTTCAGTCCTTGTAGGCCTACCAGATCCTAAAGAAGCCAAACCAACTCTCTTTGCTCTCCGTTTTAACTTCATAAGTGCATTACGCTTTGATTTGTTCACTTTCTGCTTCTTATAAACCTTTTTTACAACTTCAATTCTATCTTTTTCTTGTCGTGGAGTCATATGCACTTTATCAGGTATATGCACTTCTTGAAGTTCTTTAACTGGATCTCGTATAATTTCTGCACTCTCGATAGAATCTACATCACTAGAATTTACTTGATTAATCTGCAAAAAAAGTGCATGGGGAGATACCATCTTATCTATTTCAGGTACAATCTTCTGTATAATAGGTTTGATTTCTTTAAATGCAGCAGTATTTCCTGATTTAGCTTCTATGATCATTGCCTTTACACAATCAATGTAATCTACAGTTAATGACTCCGTAAACCTCTTCTCTAATGCTTTTAGAAACATAACATCCTTAAACCACCTTGTAATAGTATCATAAGGAACACCAGTTTGCTCTGCTAATACTGTTCTAGGCATATCCTTATTCCAAATATAATATTCTATGACCTTCATCCATCTCGGATTATCTAATTTCTTCATGCACTTAATTTATAAATAAATTTTAAATAAATAAATGTATATTTAAATGCATTGCACTTAAATCTTATAAATTTCTCATTTGGTAAGCTCCGAATAGGGATATTGGTTTTCCCCCCATCGCACCCCTTTCCCTTTGGATTTTCTTAAATTTATGTCACAAAATGCTATACCATATATGGTATGGTATTTACTTTACATAATACCAATTATCAGCATAAGATCTATATATTGTGGTATGTAATTACAGTAAAATTTATGCATATCACAAAATTGAGTACTGGATCCAAACACTAAATTAGATACTATCGCTAGTGAGATTATCCCCTAACAAATACAATATACTATATAAAGCTATATATATTTATATAGTATTACTTCCATATATAGCTATATAAAGCTAAATTATTAATGGGCTGTATGTTTTACTATGTTATATGATTATATAAGCTTAAAAGATTATATAAGCTTATTGTTTTATATATTAGTTATAGATCTATAGCAGGATATTATGAGTATAAAAAAAGGGACCTAAATTAATAGATCCCTTTTTATAATGTACTGGTATTACTTGCAGCTATTCACGTTTGTTCATTATACTAGATATAAATAATATCAGGCCTAATTTACCCAATATAACTAATAGTACTATTATCCAGGGTGTAAGTATATCCATTATATTAGTTGTATGTAATAGTTTGGATATATACCCTTTAATGTATCTAGCTTTATAAAGCCTTTATCACAATATAGTACGCGTTCAGCTTTATATACTCTACATAATTTATCATCTATGCATATATAATTAGATGATGTAGTAGAATAGAAGCTATCTTTATTATTTTTTGCTATATGTAAGAATTTATATTTTTTTGATTCATAACATAATTTTTCTAAATTCATTGGTTCCCCTTTTTTTGGTGGTGTATGGTTTCAGTATATAAGTATCTTACAAAATCATCTAATGTACAATCATATACTTTTGTTTCTTTAATGAATGAACAAAATAATTCTATTAAATTTTCATTTTGTTCTTCAAACCATTGTTCAAAAGATAATATTTTCAGTTTGTTTTTTGGTTTCATTAGTTCCCCTTTTTTATTAGTTTATAGTTATTGTATTATTATATAGTACAAATCCAGTATTATCTTTTTTAGCGTCACCTTTGGCCGTTAGGCCGCATATAACACCGCCTTTATCATTAAATCTAAGGTCGTTTTTATCCGCGTCAATAACTGGTATTTCTATACTTACATTGCCTACGGTAAAATTTTGGACCTTTGGAAGGTCTTTATATACCGCAGCAACGCGGACACCAGTCATTAAAGCTTCGAATGCTTCATTATGATTATTTTCCGATAATGAGAAGGTTAAATCATAATTACTAGGTAAATTATCATAATTTCTTTTATCTAGTGGGAATTTAGTATAATCATAAAACTGGACTGTTTTAAAAGCTTGTAACATTGTTTTATGTTTTCCGTTATAATTGAAACGGATATTTTCCCAGCGTAAATCCGATGTTCCGTTTAATCTTACTACAGGAGTCAAATTTAATTTATCCGCTTTTTTTATTAGTTTTATTA